CATACTAACAATGTTTTAAATATTGCTTTAGCAGGAAATGATGTTAATATGAATGGTAAAAATGTTAATATTACATCTGTAGAAGATTCATCAACTACTAATGTATATGGTAAAACAATTAATATAGGTGAAGATGTATCTACGACAACTATAAAAACCAATGTAATGAATATTACTACGGCAAATCAAGATAGCACTACAAATATAAATGGTAAAACTCTTAATATGTCTGAAAATAATATAGATGGTTCAGAAGTTAATCTTTACGGTAAAACTATTAATATTGGTGAAAATGATACTGTAACTACTTTAAAAAGTAATAATGTAGTTTTAACTACTGCTGGTCAAACTTCTTCAACACGTGTAAATGGTAAAACTTTAATATTAGGTGAGAATGCTATAGCTGGTTCAACAACTACCATAAATGGTAAAACTTTAACTATGGGTGAAGATGATACTTTAACTACTTTAAAAAGTAATACTGTTGTTTTAACTACTGCGGGTCAAGATAGTAGCACAACTATTTACGGAAAAGAAGTAAAATTGGGTGAAAATAACCGAGTAGATACTGAATTAACTGCTTTTGGTAAAACAATTAACATTGGTGATGATACTAATACTGGATATTTAAATGTATATAGTGATGTATCTTTAATAAAAACCGATACATCTTTATCAACTGAAACAAACTTATATACTTTAAATACTGAAGCAGACGGTGCTTATTTAAAAATAGAAAAGGCAGCAAATAATGGAAAAGCACAAATTGATATGGGTAGTCTAACAAATACAGAACAGATTAACTTTAAGGCACAAAATATTGATGTAAATGCTGAACAAAATCTAAGTTTAGCCACAAGTGTATTTGAATTTAATAAAGAAAGCCAAAAAGCTTATTTTGAAATTAATGATGCTGAAAGCAGAATTACTATTGGACGTTCGCAATTAGATAATACATTTATTCACGGTTCTAATGTGTATATAGGAGAGCCTGGATGCACTACAACAATTTACGGTAATGTAATATCATATTCGGAAGGTTCCAATGTAGTTACTAATACTTTAACCGAAGAAACTTCAGCATTCCATATTCATAATACTGGAACTAAAACAGCTTTAACTGTTATTCAAGATAATTCAGTATCGGGTGGTGGTTATAATTTAATTGAGTTTTATACACAAGAAAATCAAGACAGAACACCATTTCGTATAGACGATGTTGGTCGTGTTGGTATGGGTGTTGAAACCTCTGTAGATTTAAAAGCGTGGCTACATATTAATCGTAATGATCCTGATATTAGTTCTGCTTTACCTGATGATCTTTTATTGATAGAAGATACTGATAATGATGCTACGCCTTTTATTATAAAGAAAGAAGGTGATGTAGGTATAGGAACTGATGTTCCAAGATATAAATTAGATGTATGGTCAGGAACATCTTCATTAAATGGACAACAAAATAATGCGGGTAATATTAATGCTAAAGGTATTGCTCTTCGTGATGTTGTTTATATCAAACAAAATCATACTAATCGTATTATGTATGCTTTAGGTAATAAATTATATACTCATCCTGCTGGTGATTTTACTCATTCGTGTGTAACAGGATTTACATTTACTTGGAATAAAACTAATGTAGCCTATGCTAATACTGATAATACAGGTGTAGATCCACTTTTACCACCTAATAACGATGGAACTTTTGTTTTTAGAATGACTTGTAAATTACATATAGCTGGTAATGATGGACACATTGCTTTCCGTAGATTTGAAATATTCGTAAATCCACAAAATAATGTTGCTGACTTTAATAAAGAAATGCCTGCACACGTTACAGTTGCTGATATATTTGATTCAGCCTATGATCATTACGAATTCCCCGTTGAACCACTTGTTAAAAAGATTTCTAATGAAACTTGCCAATTACAAATAAAATGGAAATTACGTAATACTACTGGTGGAACTGTAATGCCTACATCATCAAGAGCTTATTTAGATGTTGAATTCTTTGGACACGAGAATATTGGAGATATTAAAGCAGAACCGTTAAATGCATATGATATTGCTAATGATGGAACTTTAACACCAGTATAAATAATAAAATAAATTATTTACTTTTACACAAAAGTATAATCTATCTAACACAATGCTTGCTACTTCCTGATATACAAGCATAGCAGTCGCAATCAAAATCTTCAATTGCATTTGCTTTTACTATAGTTTCATTAACATCTTCTGTTTTAGATTGTTTAATGATATTTAATTTTTCTTTTAACATTGAAATGATTTCATCTTCGCTGTAGTTATCAATGTCAAATTTGATCGTAATCGTTGTTTTATAACCAAAAGTCGCTTCGATACTAGTCATTGTATTTTATGTTTTTTTGTTTAATCATTTTTATATAAAAAATGATTGTAATATTACATTTTAATTAACAATGGATTCTCTAACAATATTTAATGATAATGGTTTAATGACAAGTGATTGTCATAACACAAATATTTATATGATGTTAGTAATTAGTAGTTTAGTATTTTTGTTGATGATAAACTGGATATACTTTGTATGTATTAAAACTAAATCTAATACAGAACTAGAGGCTAAAATTGATAAAATTGATAAAAATATTGTAAATCTTATAAAAATATTTCGTGAATTAAAAAAAATTAATTAAAATTAGTTTCTTTAAAATATTTATCATACAATATGTTATCATCAAGACTTTTCTATATTTATTTCTAATTTGAAGATTTAATTCATCAATATCATTTTTTAATAATTATTTTTATTTAATACTAATAATAATACTATGTTTAAACAGTCTTCATTAGATAATATGTACTCATCAACTTATTATACAGATGTTAAAAGAGATGAATTAATACGTGGAACTAAAATGTATAATAAAGCACAAAATCCTATGGAAACAGGAATTGTACCTAGACCTGCATTTGCTTCAATGTTTTCAGAAATTGAAGAAAGTAATGATAATCTAAGTGGTATGAAAATGGAAAAAGAAGATTATATTCATAACAATATGGTTCCTTTTTTAAAAGGAAATGTAAAACAAAACGTTGATGTTGAAAGAATGTCTAATTATACTGATCGTATGAGTGGTAATGATTCTTTGTATATGAAAAAAACAGAAGTTCCTTGTTTATTTAAGCCAAGTATTAATGATCAAGTTTGTTCTAGAGGAATGCGAAACAATGATGAGTTTTTAAAATCACGTGTTGTTGATCCTTTATCCAGAAATAATGAGTTTCCTATACAACAAATTAGAGTAGGTCCTGGTTTAAATCGTGGTTATTCTTCTGCTGGTGTTGGTGGTTTTCAACAAACAGATGCTTTAAGATATGCTACTCCAGCTGATTTACAAGCAAATAAACCTAAAACTGATCAAACAAGTAAAACTTTTCAAATACCATTTCAGGGACCTAAAACTAATAATGTTACTAAAAGATCTATGACAGAAAATGTTGTTAAAAATCTACCTGAAAGAACATTTGAACAAAATAAAGAAAACTTTTTTGTTACTACCGGTGCTTACACTAAACCGACCGAAAGAAGTAATCAAAATATCAAAGAAACAAACGCACCTTTAGGACATATTGAATATAAAGGTGGTGCTAGAGATACGGTTAATTTACAAAATACAAATGATGATTATGGTAAAGCTAATGTTGTTGTATATGATAATGAACGTAATAACTATGAAACTAAAACAGTTGTTACTAATTTAACTAGTTTAGTTAATGCTGTTGTAAATCCTCTAGTAGATACGATGAAAAATAGTATTAAAGAATATTTAATTGATGCTCCTAGACAAGAAGGTATAATGAATCCTCAAATGCCTCAAGCAGTTACTGTACACGATCCTAATGACATTACTAGAACTACTATCAAAGAAACAACTATACACGATGCTGAAAAACTAAATCTTAAAGGTGAAGATGGAATATATACTTATATTCAAGATGATGCTAGAACTACTACTAAAGAAACAACTATACACGATTCTGAAAAACTAAATCTTAAAGGTGAAGATGGAACATATACTGCTATCCAAGATGATGTTAAAACTACTACTAAAGAAACAACTATACACGATTCCGAAAAACTAAATCTTAAAGGTGAAGATGGAACATATACTGCTATTCAAGATGATGCTAAAACTACTACAAAAGAAACATTAATACACGATTCTGCTAAATTAAATATAAAAGCAGGTGAAGGAACATATACAGAAATACAAGATAAAGCAAGAACTACTACAAATGAAACCTTAGCAGTTAAGGATGTTTATCGTAATATAGGTGGTGTTGTTTATAAAACCGTGGCATATAGCACTGATCTAGTTGCTAAAACAACAACTAAAGAAACTACTATACATAAAACTGAAGGATTTTTGGGTGGTATATTGGAAGGTTTATTCGGTGGTTATTTATCAAGCAAACCTTTTGCTAAAGATACAAATAAACAATCAACACATAATGAATATATTGGTTCTGGTAATACTAATGTTAAGGAACAAATGTCGCATTTGGCTACCGACAATGCTGAAATAGACGGAACACGTGAAAAGATCTTAATAGATGCAGGACATATACCAAATGGTGGTCAAAGTAGTTTAAGTAAAATTAATAATGGAAGTATTAATATGAAATCAAATAAAAGTATTGTGGAAAGTTTAGCACCACGTAAAATGCATAACGTTGAAAAAGTATATCAAGCAACACCCAATAGCAATGTTAATGGTATTACTAAAGAAAGCTCACAACTTAATTCTTATGAAAATAGATTAGATAAAGACACATTAAGTTCTTTAAAAAATAATCCATTTAATATACAGGTTAATCCTATATAACTAGATTTTATACTTCTTTTTTTATTTATTCTAATAATAATATGACATCTTCAGAAAAAATTAGTTTCACTTATAATCAATCTATTGATCTTGTTACAAAAGAATTAGAAAATACTAAAATAGGTCAGGATGCTGGAACTAATATTACAGGAGAAAGAAATATTATATTAGGTAAAGATACTGCTTTTAATTGTATTGATATTAATGATAGTATTATTATAGGTTATCGATATGGTTTTAATTTAACTGGAAGTTCTTCTAATTTAGTTTATATAGTTAATAATGGTATAGGTGGTAATGAAAGATTGGTTGCTGATAATAATTCTATAATGATAGGATCTTTAATAGGTAATAAGTTAATTTACAATAATAATAATAATATTATAGGTTTTAATTGTATTAATAATATTGAATCTAACATAAGTAATAATATTATTCACGGTTCTTATATTGGTAATGAATTAATTTCGGGTATTAATAATACTATTGTAGGTAATTATAATTTAAATGAAGCTATTAATGCTATTAATACTATATATATTGGTGGATATAATATTGGTTATGATCTTTATCAATCTAATTTAATTGTTATTGGTAATAATAACTTAATTAAAGAAAATCCTATAGTTATTGGTAATTCAAATATCATTAATACTGTTAGTAGCATTGGTATAGGTAATAAATTAGAATCTTACAATTTTTTAAAAGCAGTAAATTATTTAGATACATTTGACCCTATATTAAATAAAAATATTATTGATAGTCTTAATTTATCTAATTTAATTGTTAAAGGTAATTATATATACCAATCGCCTCATAATCCTACAGAACTATCTTTAAATAATAATTTAAATTATAAAAAACTTGATATTACACTTGATACATTTAGTAATATTAAACTAGATAATGATACTACATATATGTATGAT